TTTGGGATGATTACCGTCGTTACCGACGTGGTACGGGAAAACAACCAAACCTACCGCCTGGGCTGGACAGAGTGCTGCAAAGACGGCTCCAAAATGGGCGTTGGTTGCCCTGAATATGTCCTCTTATTCAGAAAGCTGCCGACTGACACCAGCCGGGCGTATGCCGATGTTCCGGTATTAAAAAGCAAAGAAGAATACACCAGGGCGCAATGGCAGCTTGATGCTCATGCTTACTGGAGATCTTCGGGCAACAGGCTTTTGACTACAGACGAGCTGGCCAGCACTCCAATATCAGACCTGCAAAGAGTTTACAGAGATCAATCCAGAAATGCAGTTTACAACTATCAGCAGCACGTTGAACTAGCAAAGCGTCTTGATGATGATGGCCGGTTGCCGTCAACTTTCATGGTAGTGGCGCCAGGGAGCCATACTGACGAAGTATGGGACGATGTAAACCGTATGCGTACCTTGAATGGTGAGCAGGTACGGCGCAACGTTCAGATGCACGTCTGCCCTTTGCAGTTCGACATTGTGGAGAGAATCATCAACCGGTTCAGCAACAAAGGAGATCTTGTTTTCGATCCTTTCGGTGGCATTTCTACAGTTCCCTATATGGCTGTTAAAATGGGGCGCAATGGTTACGGTTCAGAGCTTAATCCTGACTACTGGAAAGACGGCTGCGGTTATCTCAAAAACGCAGAACTTGAGGCAGATATGCCTACTCTATTTGACTTGATGGAGGCAGCATGAACAGAGGGCTAAAATTCGACGAGGGCAAACAGAAATGGGACAGCCTACCACTTGAGATCCTTGAACCGCTGGCAGATTTAATGGAGGCAGGCCGCAAAAAATACGGGAAATTTAATTGCCTTAATCCCTTTGAAAACTCAGATGAACGGTTTTGGAATTCCAGAATGCGGCACATGGCATCTTGTCAACACAACCCGCTTGCCACAGATCCTGAAACCGGATGCTACCATGAAGCGGCTATAGCGTTTGCATCTCTGATGCGGCTGCATCATGCAAAGTTTGAAGAAGAGGACAATGTGAATGCTGAACTTAATCAGGCCGCAAGAGAACTGGCGGCAGTTATGAGAGGTGCAGAACATGGGGAAGAAGCTGCCTAGTACGCCACGCTCAAGAGTAACAGCAGCCTTGCGGCAGGTCTGGTTGAGAAGCAGAGAAAGAGCGTCGGCAATCAAGAGGGAAAACGGATGCTGTGAAGTCTGCGGAAAGAAGCAAAGCACCGCAAAGGGAAGAGAGGTCAAGCTAGAAATACATCACAACAACGGGGTGCAATGGCAGGAAATATTGAACAAAGTTTATAAGGAGCTGCTTTGCGACCCGAAACATTTGACCGTACTTTGTAAAGACTGCCATGCAAAAACACACGAAACAGGGGAATTATGAGCGAGCGCATTTACGAAATAAACGGCAAGAAGTTGCCTTCAGTGACAACCATTCTCGGTTGCTTATCAAAGCCCGCTCTTGTGCCGTGGGCGGCAAAAGAGACAGCAGAGGCATTCAGAGCATTGGTTAGCGAGGCCATCGAAAACGATCTGGAAATAGACCTTGATGCAATGGTCGGGGAAGCAAAGAAAGCCCACAGAAAGAAGAAAACAGAGGCAGCAGACAAAGGAACAGCAGTTCACAACGCAATAGAGTTGTGGCTTGATTCCGGCGGCAGGATGCACCCAGAAGAGATAGCAGACGATCAAGCAAGGGCAGGGTTGCAGCGGTTCCTTGAATGGGGAGAGCAGCACGAAATAAAGGTTTTAAAGTATGAGGAAGTTATCACAGACGATCAGTTTTTTGCGGGCCGTTATGACCTACTGGCAGAAGTAGACGGCACATTGACGCTGATCGATTTCAAAACCTCAACAGGCATCTGGGATGAATACTGGCTACAAGTTGCGGCTTATGCCTCTTGTGTTAGCCCACAACCAAAAGCGGTTGCAATACTTAGGATTGATAAAACAAGCGGAGAATTTGAATACGTTGACCGCCTTGATTGGTTCCCCCATGCAAACGCATTTATCAAGTTGGCAGAGTTTTACAATCTACAGAAAGGACTGAAAAAATAATGGCAATCATAATTAACAGCACAAAAAACGCTTCTTCTCATGGCGTAAAAATCCTTGTTTATGGTCAGTCAGGTGCAGGCAAAAGCTATTTGACTTCTACCCTACCCGGCAAAACGCTGATTCTTTCCGCTGAATCAGGGCTGTTGTCTCTGCGTAGTTTTGACATCGACACAGCGACAATCAAGGATATGGCAGATTTGAAAGATGCGTTTGAATTGGTGGCAGGTACAGACAAATACAACAACGTGGTTCTGGACTCTCTCACTGAAATTGCAGAGAACATCCTTGATGTTGAATCAGCAAAAAAGACAAAGAGCGGCGAACCTGTAGGGTTGGCAGCTTATAACGAGCTTTACAAGCAGGTTAAGAGGATATGCAAGAACTTCCGGGATTTGGAAGGTAAGAACGTGATTTTCACGGCTCTTGTTGAGCGTGAGAAAGATGAACTTAGCGGAGCTGTTCTGCTGTTCCCGCTACTTCCCGGTAAGAAGTTGCAAGGAGAAGTTCCAGCTCTGTTTGATGAGGTCTTTTACCTCACCACAGCAACAGACAAGGAAACCGGAGAAGTTACACGGTGGCTACAAACTCAGCGTGATAACAAGGTAATGGCTAAAGACCGGAGCGGTTCGCTTGAGATGTTTGAAGCTGCCGACCTGACAGCGATATTTAAGAAAATTAACGCCACAAAAGGCGAAACAAAGAAAGGGGCATAAAATGGGATTTTGGAACGATGAGATACTGAACGAGGCTGAAACATCTGGGGGATTTGAACCGATACCGGCAGGGGAATACACACTCATGCTGACTGATGCTGAAGTTAAGCCGACGAAATCGGGCGGTCATCAGATGCTTATGAAATTTGAAGTAACCGGCCCTGAGTGCATCGGCAAGAAAGTTTTTGACCGTGTAAATGTGAACAACAGCAACGCTAAAGCCGTTTCAATCGGTCTGGGTCATATCAAAGAGTTCGCAACAGCTTGCGGCAATATCAAGTGGTATGAAAATCTTAAAGAAGTTGGCTCTTGGGATGAAGCAAAAGCATATCTTAATGGTATTTTTGAAGCTCTGGGCAATACCGAGGTTGCAGGAAAAGTAATCATCAAAACATCTGAAGGCTACAATCCGCAGAATGAGATTAAGGGATTCAAGGCGGTTGAGCAGAAGCAGGTTGCTGCAACTAAAAAAGGCGGCAAAGGCTCCGCTAATCCGTGGGAATAAATGCCTATCAATAGGCTATGGACAGAAGAGGAAGCAGGGCGGGTTAAATCCGCTCTGCCCTCAGATTTAAAGCAGCTTGTTGATCTGCTGCCAACGCTGAAACATACCTGCCATGACTGCGAATATTGCTCGCATGGCTTTTGTAAGGTAGCGGATAAAATCATACCTGCAAGCCGATTAAGAGAAAGTTTTGACTGTTACAGACCAAGAGAAATGGATCCATTCTGATGACTATTACATGGCAAAACACAGCAGGCGAATGGATAGATTTTCCAGAGAATGAAGTCCAGAACATCTTGCACCAGAAGGCAAGCAATGCTCTTATTATGCTGGCATCATTTCTGCCTGTTGTTGCCAAGATTGAAGATGGTTACATCTGCACAAAAGGTATCTATCCGCAAATCAGAAAGAGGCACAAGAAATGCGTCACGTTTGACACGCTTTATAAGAAGTTCCAACACTCTGAAAAGCCGTTGTATGAGGCTTTAGAAATAGGCACTTACAATGAATATGCTTGATTATGCAATGGATGCAATGAAGGCGGGGCTTTGTGTGCTACCGCCAAAAGAAGATGGCAGCAAGGCTCCATTTGAGCCGTGGAAAAAGTATCAATCTCAACAACCTACACCGGCAAAGTTAAGGGAATGGTTTAATAAACACAAACTAGAGGGCATGGGATACGTTACCGGCAAAATATCAGATAATCTTGAGGTGATGGATTTTGATATTGCCGATGCGTGGCCTCGCTATGTAGCAGCTCTTGCAGATGGTGATGTTGATCTTCTCTCAACAATGGAAAATGGGCTTGTTGAGACAACGCCGAAGGGTGTGCATCTATATTACCGCTGTGCAGAGATTGAGAAGAACAAGAAGCTGGCTATGGAAAACGGCAAAGTAATGATCGAAACCAGAGGGGAAGGCGGTTATATTGTTGCTGCCCCCTCAAACGGTAAGGTTAATCCTGCGGGTCATTACGAGATTATCAGCGGATCACTTGCGACAATTCCAACAATCAGCAGAAAGCAACGGGCATTTCTACACCAACTGGCGAGCGTAGTTTTTGACCAAAGCGAAGCAAAGCCCGCTCCTGTTATCACTCCGGTCATTAAATCAGAACAGACCGGAGAACGTCCTGGCGATGATTACAACGCCAAGCATACGGTTCAGGAGGTTCTTTTAAAGCATGGATGGGAATGTGTTGGCAATCGTGGAGATATTGAACACTGGCGCAAGCCCAACAGCAGCAAGAACGGACACCATGCAACGGTTAATCACGATGGGTCAGGGCGGTTTTACTGCTTCAGTTCTGAGGCCCTGCCATTTGAGCCAGAAACAAGCTACAGCGCATTTTCATGCTTTGTCCTGCTAGAGCATGGGGGGGACTACAAAAAAGCTGCTGGCGAGCTTGCAAAGAGTGGATACGGTGATGGATTGCCCACTGAAACAGCGGCATGGCAAAGTCCTAAAAATGAAGCGGTAAAAAAGACGGGAGGTGTAAACGTGGCTGAACTGATGTCAATGAATTTGCCACCGATTAGATGGATAGTTGAAGGGCTGATCCCAGAGGGCTGCATTGTGTTAGCAGGAAGTCCAAAGATCGGTAAATCATGGCTGGCAACAGACATGATTATGTCAATCACAACTGAAGGCAGAAAGCTGTTCGGTCACTTCAAATGCCCTACCGGATCGGCTCTATATCTGGCTCTTGAGGATAGTCATGCAAGATTGCAAAGCAGGATTAAAACGATATGCGACGGTCTGCTTCCATATCATCCGCAAGCTGCAAAGCCAAACGATAAAGCACATATCCACATTGAATGGCCTATCATCGGCAAGGGTTGCATGGAGGATATGGAGGAGTTTGTTGCACTCAACCCCGATACACGCCTGATTATCGTGGATACATTGCAGCGAGTGCGCCCCATCGGCGGGGCAAAGGGCGCAAATGCGTATGAGGTGGATTACGCAGTTGTTTCGCAGTTCCAACAGTTCGCAATCAAGCATCATCTGGCAATTATCCTGATTACCCATTTACGCAAATCAAATGGTCTGGGTGATGAAGATCCCTTTGAGCAGGTGACCGGCAGCATGGGGATTAGCGGAGCGGCAGACGCAACAATCAGGCTGAAGCGTGGCAAGCAGTCAGATATTGCAGAGTTATATATCAGGGGCAGAGATGTTGAGGAACAAGCCCTGACATTAAAGAGTGTCGGTGGGGTCTGGTTTTATCAGGGGCAAGATGCTGAAGCTCCTGCACATCTGGACGAGATCAGGGAGTGTATGCAGGAACTGAACAAGCCCTATATCGCCCCGTCTGATTTCGGGCGTTGGTATCGGGCGAACTTCGGGAAAGAACTGCAACACGTTCGCACAATGTTTAAGCGTCTCTATGATGGCGGGCATTTGAGGAAATCAGGAGAGGGTAAATATTATGTGTGAGGTAAGCAAGTCCGAGTTGATTGAGACGTTAGAAGCCGAGGCTGCTATGAGTTTGGACGTAATGCTGCACATTGACGATGAAGAGGTTTACACCGCAAATATAACGCACAACCTGAACAACATGGCAGAGGCTGCTGGTATTTATCGGCACCTGTGGCGACCTGATGAGATCGGTATAACAAAGGCCGCACAGTTGATAGAACCAGTTGAAGCCGGTCTTGCCGACATGGTGGCACGATCAAGCCACTACGAACAATACAACGCCCCTAACGGATGGGGACTATACAAACACTTCGTCCCGTGGATTGCGAAGTATCTTGAGGCTTGCAAAAGATATCCTGAAGCAGTGGTAAGCGTTTGCAGATAGGTGGCTTCTAACGCGAACGAGATAACCGGCTGGTTACTAAAGGAGAAGAAACATGCACAGAGATAAAGCAACTGACAAGGAAGAAGCTTGCAAAGCAACACACTGTAACCAGTCCGAGTTGATTGAGCGGTTATGCCACTGACCAACCCTGTTAAAATAAAAATGTGCAATGCGTATATTTATGGTTGACAATAGACGTAATGCGTGTATAATAGGTTTTAACGATGCAACAAAAAACAGGGGGTGCAAAATGAACACTGAATTATTGAACGCAGCAAAAGACCAGATTATAAAAATTGCAAACAGTAACAGCATGAACCTGAAAGACGAATTTGGTACACCTGAAAACTTTAAAAACTTCGTAGTTTCGCTGACTATCAAGATGGTTATGGACATAGGCAAAATATCAATACAAGAGGCGTTTGATTTGGTTATGGGTGGCGGCTCCTTTCAGAAAATGTCAGATGACATCTGGACGCAACTCAACAACGCATGACAGCTACAGAACTTCGGGAGGCTCGCAAGGCGGCGGGCCTCTCTATGAAGCAAGCAGCCGAATTAAGCAATACCCCTTACCGAACTTGGCAGGACTGGGAAGGGGGCAAAAGAAGAGTACCCGGCATTGCAGGCGCATGGCTTGCCCTGTATGCCAAGCAGCTTACAGGGGCATAACGCCTACGAGATAACCGGCTGTGGCTAGAAAGGAAAGAGTATGCAAGAGAACAAAGCAACTGATATGGAAAATGAGGGTAACGCAAGCGCAGTGCCACAGTCTGAGTTAATTGAGGGGTTAGGTGGAGGCATATGCTTATTTTGTGATGACGAGCGCAGCCTGAAACCCAATTGTACAAAGCAACGCTGGAAAGTGTGTGGTCGTCATTTTATGGTAATTTGCCCACTGTGCGGACACGAAGCCTTCTGGATGGAGGGCATGAAGCGTGGCGACTATTATGCCTGCTTTTCACTAAGCTGTGATTGGACTAACACTGTACCCCCTAACGCATACGAGATAAGGGGCTAGCGACACATGAAAACCAGAGACACCCAAATAACCATGAAAGGAATACGTCCTATTCAAGACACTGTAAGCTAGTCCCACTTGATTGAGACGTTAGATTTTGAGGTTGATAATGACACACACTATAAAAAACAAAAACCACCCAGATGTATTAATAATGAAGAATATTTTACGCATAGCTAGAGAAAGCCTATGTCCACCTACCTATGATAAATTTTGTGATGCCTACAATGAATTGATTGAGACTAGGCGGTTGCCCCTTAGAAAGTTGTAACAAGCCTCTTTTTAGGGGCAAAATCTAACGCCTACGAGATAACCGGCTTGCGCCGGACTAGGAAAACGACCCAAAGTAGCAACTTGTAAGCAAGTCCGAGTTGATTGAGAGGTTAGACCTATGCCCGATCTATGGGGAAATATAGACGAAGAAGAAATGTACCAGATGGCTCTTGCTGTGCCGCTGGAAGAGAAGATAAAGAGCGCAATACTGCTGATCCGTGAGTTTGAGCGGCAGGCATTGGCATTGCACCCTGACGGTTATTATGTGGCATTTTCAGGGGGCAAGGACAGTATTGTAATGGAGCATTTGTTCAGGTTGGCAGGGGTAAAGTACAAGGCTTGGTACAACAATGTGACCATTGACCCGCCTGAACTGGTGCAGTTTATTAAGCGGTATTACCCTGAAGTGCAGTGGAATAGCGTGGGAATACCGTTGCCTTACTACATGGCAAAGAAAAGCTGTGGGCCGCCGACACGGTTAGCGAGGTGGTGTTGCGAGGTTTACAAGGAACAGGGCGGCAATGGACAATTTAAGGCGATAGGCGTAAGGGCCGCTGAATCGGCGAGACGCAAGGGACTATGGAAAACGGTCAACAACAAGGGCGGCAGCAGCACCTTATGCCCGTTGGTGTACTGGACGGATGCGGATGTCTGGCAGTTTATCCGCAGCCACAACATGCCGTATTGCTCGCTATATGACGAGGGATTCAAGCGGCTTGGCTGCGTAGGGTGTCCGATGGGTGGGGCAGCAGGACAGGCCAGAGAGTTCAAGCGATGGCCGAAATACGAGGCGCTATGGTGCAAGGGCTTCCAGAAATATTGGGATGCGTGGAAAGGAGTGCCGAGACAGCGGATAAACAAGGATGGCAATTATGACCGCTGGATTGAGCGGATGGATACGGTTGATGATCTCTGGAACTGGTGGATCAGCGGCAAGGCCAACGAGGGTGAAGGTGCCGATTGTCAGATGTACCTGTGGTGAGGTCTAACGCATATTCGATGACCTAATTAATGGGTAAAGCGCCAAAACGTCGCTCTAAACGATAACAGCGGCGTAAAACGACAGGAGTAGATAAGATCGAGAGGCTGATAAATGAATAACTGGTACAGCGATAACATAGCTCTACAGCGTGAGATAGCAGAGAGGTATCCTGCTGTAGCTGAGATGATATACAAGCACATTAACGCACTCCAGCGCATATCACAAATTGATTACAAAAACGCAGATCACAACCGCTGTGCTTACGATGCCGTCTGTATAGCAAGGGCGGCGATAGAAGGAGCGCAGTAATGGACACAAGCGAAACGATAGATAAAATCATAGCTTGGCTGGAGACACGCAAGGATAAAAACATTAACACTACGCTTTCTATATTGGCTCGAAAAGTTCAGGAGTTGAATAGGCCATTTGTGGAATCAAGTAATCCAGATTGGTATCAGTAAACAAGGGGAGAGGATGAAATGACACTTGTAGAAAAACACTATTACGCTGAACGGCCAGAGCCTGATAATTATGATTCATTGAATGTGATACAGCACCTTGCTGACGACAGCATTCAGTTCCAGCTTATGGCAACCCGCTGGCGGTCTATTGAGGAAGCTGCTGATTATCTCAGGTGGGCAGCTACGGAATTGGAGAAGCTGAATGGCAGCGACAGCCCCGAATAAAGTGCCGTGCTGTATATGTGGGCAGCAGTCATCAAGATTTAAATTCCACAGAGATCCGCGATATCCACATTGCACCGTTTGGCGGGCATATTGCCCAGAGTGCTACAAGGCCCCCCAGAAATGAGGGGCTTTATTTTTGCCTGCTCCTCAATAATATCAACATAGTAAATCATTTTATCCGCAAATTATACCTAATCCACAACGTCACAGGGGGGTGGGGGGGTGATACACCTGTCACGCTAACCACCTGAAGCCCCATAAACACTGGGCTGAGAGGCGTATCATACCCCAGCCACCACATGATACCCTATGATACGCTGCCAGCAACAACAACAACCCACAGGGCGTATCAGAGTATCATCAGAGTATCATCCAATAAGGGGGTAGATGATACGGGTAAAAGCCCTTATATAATAAGTACTTATATAATATATATATAGTATAGTATCACTCTCTCTTCTAGAGAGGCTGTTTTCACCACCTTTTTGCCCTTCCATGCAAACCTATTAATCTATTTCGCAAATGATACGCCCCCTCCCCTGTTTACTCTTGATTTTTAGTGTGTAGATAATGTACTCAGTTGTGTAGATAAACTACTCAGCGGGTGCAAACATGGCTGCAACAAAATATAGCAAGACAATAGCCAAAAAACTGGACAGGGGAGAAGCACTCGCAATGAGGGCGAAGGGGATGTCTGTCAGGCAGATAGCAAAGCAAACAGATGTTCACCCATCCACAGTACATAGGGCCTTGATAAATGTAGCGCAGCTAGTTCTGCCGCCAGATCAACTGGAACAGTACAGGCAGAGACAAGTCGATGTAGTGGATTCGATGACTGCGAGAACGCTCGCCAGTATATGCGACGAGGACTTCCAAAAGGCCTCATTGCTCCAAAAGGTAACATCTTCAGCTATTTTGATCGAAAAGTCCCGGCTGATCAAGGGCCAAACCACCGAAAACATAGGGGTAATGGGATACTTCTCAGCCGTGACCGGAAGCGGCAAGGATGATGACTATTTGCTGGATCAGCAGGTGATAGATGTTACTCCGCTAGATACTCCGGCCATCACCGATGAACCGGTCGACAAGTGATATTAATAACTTAACTACTACCGACCGCTTGATAGGTTATCGTTTGGTTCAGCGTTCGGCCCCCGCCTGCCTGCCGGGAATCATAATCGGACAGGGGGTGGCATGGGACCGACCGTGAGATTTTCATTACTGCCTTTTTACCCTACACAAAACAAAGGTTTTTCCCCCTAAGGAAATCAGATGGCAAAGAAGCCCGTTAAAATATCGCCAGAGCATCAGGTTGTTCACTGGCGTTTTAACCCACTTGATTGGGTCAAGGACATCTTTGGTGATGAGATCCTGAAGTTGCGTAAGCAGGCTGGGATGAAAACGCTCACAGACACCGGATTGACCTTACAGCAGGAAGATGTGTTGCGGCGTTGGGGCAAGTTTTTGGAAGCCAAGTATCGGGTGAATAAGGGACTCCCTGCAAACGCTGAGATGCGGGAGCAGGCGAAGAAGATAGGCTTTTCGATCATGAGCAGCAACGGCAACGGCAAGGACTTTCTGCTTGCGTTGATTAACTGGCACTTTCAGTCGACCTGTCCTTATAGCCGCTGTCTGGTGACGGCTAACACAGGGAAGCAGTTGAAGTCTGTTTATTGGTCAGAGCTGGCGAAGATAAGAGGGCTGGCAAGGAAGGTTGAGGGAGCGGAAGAGAATTTGTTGCAGCAGGCTTTTGAGGTGCAAACGGAAATGATGTTCGCCAAGCTGCCGAACAAGCAGGAGCAGGGCAAGCGTTGGTTTACCGAGGCGGTGACGATAAATGCCAAGAGTACTCCTGATGAGCAGGGGGAGGCTTTGGCAGGCCGTCATGAGGATTGGATGGCGATCTTTGTTGATGAAGCGTCCGGTGTGCCAGATGCGGTGTTTCGCCCTTTGGAGAGGACGCTTACGGGTTTGGTGAATGTTTGCTTCCTGATCTTTAACCCCACAAAGAACACGGGATATGCGATTGAGACTCACACTAAGTATCGGGATAAGTGGGAGTGCATTCACTGGAACGCTCTTGATTGCGAGAATATTCAACCTTCGCAGATTGAAGCACTAAGGAAATATGGGGAGGATAGTCCGGCTTACAGGATAGGTGTTTTGGGGTTGCCCCCTGTAAGCGACTCGAACGCTTTGATTCCGTTTGATTGGATCACTGAGGCGGTGGATAAGGAGATGGAGGTTTCTGATTTTGATCCTTGCCTGGGCGGGTTTGACGTGGGTGCAGGCGGAGATAGATCTGCTGTTGTCTGGCGGCAGGCGGGGAAAGTTTTTCCGATCAAGACGAATAATAGCCCTGACACAATGACGGCTGCTGAATGGGCGGCGGGGATCTTCAACAGAGAGGATTTGAATTGCCTTGCCGTGGATGCGAACGGATTAGGTAAGGGAGCGTTTGACCGGCTGAAGCAGATGGGCATTGTTGTTAAGGCCATCATGTCGCAGGGGGCGAGCCAGAGCGACAGGTATATCAATGTCAGAGCTGAGATGTATTTCAAGTTGCGGGAGCAATTTGAAAACAAGGTGATTTCGATCCCTAATGACCCTGAATTGATAAACGAGCTTTCTGCTATTCGTGCCGAGTATGAGGGCAAGAAGATTAAAATCAGGGCAAAGAAGGAAATCAGGCGGGAGTATGGCTTTTCTCCTGACAAGGCAGATGCGCTTGCAATGTCTTATCTGCTCAATGACGGGGCATATCGTAAGGGCAACAAGCGCAAGAGCGGCATTGATCATAAACAGGTATTTTACAGGTGACGAGTTATTGCATGAAATGTGGAAAGGCTGTTCCTTCTGGAGTGCCGACACTCCATAGCGGGGTGTTTCTTACAAAGAACTGTCCTGAATGCGGCATTACGATGGCACTGATTGAGTCTGATGCTGCTTTTTTTGAGGCTCAAGAGACATTACCGAGGGAATACAGCCAGAATGATTGTTACATGATTGACGTAACGGGTCAATGTTCTGCCGGTTGCCGGTCCTGTTACAGCAGAGGCGGGGAACATAGAAAAATAAGTGATGTTGTGGGGGAGATATGCGAGCTTCCACGTTATAGCAGGGTGCTTCTGAGTGGCGGCGAACCGTTAGAGCATCCAGAGATTGATTCTATTGTCTATGCAGCGTACCAGAAAGGGCATCAACCTGTCTTGTTGACCAATGGCGCAGGTCTTACTCTTGATTGCTACAGAAATCTTATCAGAAGCGGTCTGACCTTTTCTGATGCACCTCAAATAGCCGTCTCTCTCGGCTTGCCCGGTACAAATAACACTTTTAAGCTTGCCTATGACAACCTGAAACAGATCAAGGTTGCCGATGTTGCTTTCACAGTTGAAACACTTGACGAGATCGACACTGTGCAGGCTATTGCAGCCACATTAAGGGGGCATTCTGAATCCATCTGCATCAGAACTGCATGGGATGGTAATACCTCTGGCTTATTTATTAGCGATATTGTTAAAAGACTTGATGGAACGATGATCCCCTCCCCTACCCTTCACGGATACCGGAATGCAATGGTTGAGAAAGACGGCATCATCTACAAGGTGCTTTCGTGGCCTACATGGGAGCAATACGACCTTGAAAGGTATCATGATCGGGGCGTTTGGTATAAAGGCAAAAACGTAGTCACAGAGATTTTAAGTCATGTTGCCCCCTTCCCCATGTAAGAACTGCCCCGATCTGGTTGTTGTCTTGAATTACAAGGCAACGCATCGCAGTTGCCAGCTTAAATGCCAAAAACTCAAGCAATATAGAGCTATTTTAGATAAATACGACGATTTTTATTCAAGACGCTCGGCTGTTGATACTTCTGATGAATCTGGGTACACCGTCAATTATTTGACGTTATCTGATGAATAATACATACTCTGCCCATGTCCTTTAAAGTCACTGATAACAAACGAATAGGTGTCGAGCTTGATGATCAGCTAACGGATATGCAGAACTGGCTGACCGTCCCTGCTGGCTATGACGGGCAGGATTATCATGCTTTTGGCGTAGATTCTCAGGGCAGGCAGGCATCAAGGCAGTACATCTGGGACACCGACACGCTGCAATGGGTTGCCGGTAATTCAGCAGGCGGTGCAGTTGGCGGTGGGTCTGCTTCAGTTACTTATCAAGTGGCTATGGATGACCACGGAACATATCTCTACGTTGGCGAATCAGTGCCGGGGACGGCAACAAGCGCAGATTCATGGAGAATTAAAAAGGTTACAGATTCAGGGGTGCTGTTTGCCGATTCAACAGCGGCTTTTATCAAGAAATGGGACGATAGAGCAGTTTACACATATTAACGCTGTGAAGCGTAAAGAGGTGATTTCATGTCAAAATCCAACACAACCGAGCATGACGTATTAGCAGCATTTCTGAAAGGCGTTGCTCCCGGCTGGATGGCGAACCCCAACGTCTATATTGCTCTCCATACTGCCGATCCTGGAGAAGCAGGAGTACAGACAACCTCGGAAACGACCTACACCAACTATGCCCGCCAACCACTCACACGGGCAAGTGGCTGGACTGATGGCGGCTCGACATTCACAAATGCGGCCCTTCTTCAGTTCCCCCAATGCGGAGCAACCGGAGCGACCATTACTCACGTTTCAGTAGGTGAGCTTATAAGCACAGGCGGTCAGATATTTTACTCGGGTGCATTGAATGACCCGCTCACTGTTGCAAACCTCATCCAACCTCAATTTGCAGCCGGTGCGCTTTCAATCACCGAGGATTGATTTATGATTTCATACACTTGTACAGAATGTCATAAACTTTTTGACAGCTTAAAAGACATTTGCGGGTGTGACGCTAGAATTATCGCAGGTATGACCTGTGATATGGCGGGTTGCGGTGGAGTGAATTAATGGGTTTTACGGGCATCAGGGAAATAACAGCAGCAGATGACGCAGGTCAGGTATGGATTACTGGCTTTCGTAAGCTGATAGCCTCACCGACTACCACCACAAGCGCATGGATAGACTACAGCTATTATGCTGGCACTCCTATTGCCAACTTTTACGCTTCAGCCCCACTTGTTTCCGCAAGGCTTGATGCTGATAAAGGTATTTACACACCGAACACGAGCCCTAAATCAAAGCATTTAAAAAACCTGATGCTCATGTCAAACGCAGTCAGCGCAACTGCTGTGTCTAACGCAAGGCAGTCGCTTCTACTATGTGACTACCTGCTTTATTACCCATTTATCGACACTGATGCTGTTGGTGAGGAACAACTACTGGAAAACACGGTAACTATCCCACGCTATACAGCCGGTCAGGTTGTGGCTGTCAGCCAAGCAGCAGCTCCCGCTGTAGGGCAGTTCACCATCAATTACACAAATCAGGATGGAGTAGCAGGAAAGATCAGCCAGAATACGTTCACGATTAACACCTTGAACGGTGGCGGTCAGGTAGCAACGACATCAGGCAATTTTGTAGGCTATGCCCCGTTTATCAATCTTGCTTTGGGAGATACAGGCGTAAGAAGCATCGAAAGTGTAACCTTTTCGGCGGCAGGTGGTGGGTTGATGGCTCTGGTAATCGTTAAGCCGATATTCCATGCTTATGTGACGCAAGAGTGCAGGCGCACTACATCGAGCAACTTGGAAAGTTATGGAGCCTGTGACGAATTCACCAGCCTGATTCATCAAGCCGGTATGCCAGAAATAAAAGACGGGGCTGTGCTTAATTTTTTCTCACAGGGTATGGCTGGCTCTCTTGCAAGTTCAGCTTTAGTTGGCGTTTTAGAAACAGTTTGGGGATAAGGAGATAAAAATGGGTTTCAGCTCTATGGATGACCTGATTAATCAGATAACAGTAAACGGCAAGACCGATATGGTCTTTATGAACAAAGCACTTGGAGCCGCTGGCATTGCTGGTATGTGGCAATTACTCGGCCCCCATGCAGGCACTCCCCCTGCTTCAGTCTATACCGGTTCCGATTTAACATGGGTTGACACTGACGACACATGGGCAGAGGGAACGCTATATAACGGCGGGGACGTAAGCCCTGCAACCAAGCATTTCACCAGTGCTGGTGCAAGCTGCATAGCTGCTGCCGGTGCGCCGTGGTACATAATGGCGGTTGACATGGTTGGATTTGTACCGCTTACCACAACCAACGTATCTACTACAGGCACTAAAACAGTCACAATGTCAGCTATCACAGCCACAACCGCAAAACGTGACCGCTACCCCAACGGGGCAGGACTCAGGATGTTTGTTGCTGCTGATACAGCTATGGGTGCAAACGCTCCCACCTGTGTAATCAACTATCTGGACACAGGCGGCGCAGCAGGCGCAACGACCACTTTCACAAGTACCGCTTCCGCAACTATCGGCTCAATCCTGAACTCTGGAACAGCTGCTAACAAGTACAATCCATTCCTCCCTCTTGCAGCCGGTGACACGGGCGTAAGTGACATCGTATCTCTTGTTTGGTCAGGTACAGCTCACGCTTCAGGAACGGTTGTAATCGGACTCTGCAAACCTCTTTGGACAGCTCCCGTACCAGCAACAGGACTCTACACTAAACTTGACCTCGCAGGCGCAATACCTTCATTCAGGAAAATACCTGACGGGGCAAACATCCAGTTTCTGCTGTTCCAGACAGGCGCAACCACTTCAGGCGGTACAGTGTATGTAGATTACGAATACGCATACGGCGGTTAACATGGACAGATCAATACTCGACATAATCGCAGACTTCGCACTCTGGAAGGGCGATACATACCGGCTTGCTTCTTTGATTGCTGAACAGCAGAAGGAACTTGACCGGCAGATACTAATTGACAGCGGATTTCCGCTTGCTTCGGGGTTTCTCTAATGGCTGTTTTGCAAAACGGATACAGGGACAGATGTGGTAGTGCCAAGTTCTATAGCGGCTCGGCTGTCTCAAACTCTGCATACCCTGAGGTTACGCAGGGAAACCTACGCATTAACGGCATGATGAGAAATTTCTGCAATGGTGAAGGGATAACAGATAAGAAAGCCTCAATACCTGTTGGCTACCGCAACCCCAACGCCATTGTAATCGCTCAAAAATCCGGTGGCATGGGTGTAACAGCCAGAACGGTTGAGGGAACAGGAGCAGTATCAACCCCAGGCAATCTCGCAGGTGGCTTAAATGGTGTAGCAACCATCGACGGCATAGGTGGACTTACTGCCGACATGAGCTTGATAATTGCTGCAATCGCTACTCTTGCTGGTGTAGGTGGGCTTTCTGGTGGCATGACCGGAACTCTTTGGGCGACAGCAGACCTTGAGGGCGAGGGGTCAGCTTCCGCAGCACTTGGAGCCATATCCAGTGCTGTAGCTGATTTGATTGGCACAGGCGGTATATCAGCAGCAATGAGGGGTGACGCTTACGCAAGCGCAGACATTGCACCTGCAACCACTGTTTCGGCTGACGTAATAGCAAGGGCAGTCTGGGACGTGATGATAAGTGAACACACAGCAACAGGCACAACAGGGGAAGCGTTAAACAATGTTGGCGCAGCTTCTAACCCGTGGAGCCAGATGCTTGTTGATAACAATGACCCTGCAACATTTGGCGAGTTTGTGCAGAAGATCCTTACAACGGCAAAATTCATGGGGCTGAAATGAAAGTAACCATATCAAAGCACTGGCACAATCCGGAGATCCACCACAATGTCAATCTTGACGGCATCGAAATGACTATAACGCTTGAGCATTTCATTGAAGCTGTAGCTGCTGAAATCGGTCCGGTGACATGGGTTTTCCGTGATGCAACCTTCAGGGCAAAATATGACAACGCTGTAAAAACAGTAATCAGCAAGATCAAGGAAGAATCCGCAAAAGTGGTCTGACCGTCAATTATTTGACGTTATCAGGGCAATATAGTAAATAGGCATATATGCACCGTCGAGATGACAGGAGCGCACACTTTGGAACTTTCACGGCAGAAACAACTCGTTGACTCCTTTTATTCATGGTTCGATACCGGACTAGCAGCGGTTCTGCGTGATAACCGCAGACGTTATCGCATGGAAATGCTTGACCGGCAATCTCGGC